TTCATCTTCGCCTGCGCATTCATCTGCGCCGAGTTGACAATTCCCTGTCCGCGGATCGCTCCGCTCTCATCATTTACGGTTGGGTTGTAAGCAAACATAGTTTTTATTCCTCCAAGATTCCCGCCGCAGCCCGTGCCTCTAGGCACAGTTGTGATCCCGCCACAAACGCGCGGCAGGCGTTTGGCCGGTTGTTGTAAATTGAGCAAGAGACGCCGCATCCGACTTCGCCGGTCAGCGCCACGCAGCGGTTGTTCGTCGTCTTCATCAAAGGGTAGTCGTCTCTAAGCATCCATTGCGGGATGCCAGCAGCGTCAGATCGGTCTCGTCGTAAGACTGGCCAGCTCCACTTGTGACTGCAGCATGCGCCACACCGTTGACAGTCGTATCGCTCCACGTCGGGCGGAAGCCCTGCGCCTCGCCTTGCAAGTCGATGTAGGGTGCCAGTGCGCTGATGTTGTTCGTCTCGCATAAATTCTTCGGGCACCAGACGGTGTCGCCGAGGTGGCGGTTCACGCAGTTCCAGCACACCGGGTAGTAGTCCGAGTTGGCGCTTTTGTCCTTGCGGTGTTGCCATACGCCGGCGGCTTTCTCGTAGCGGGTCTCGTCGTTCGGCACGCCCTCGGCTTCGAGGTAGTTCCAGACGTCAGCATCCGACCAGTGGCGCATCGGATAGTATTGGGTCGGCACACCGGCCTGCACCAGGGCGTCTTGAGCAAGCGGCACTTGGCCCTTGATGAGATCCACGTCGGCGCTCTTTTGTCCGTGGAAGGCGGCGTCCCACGGGAAGTTGAATGTGCCGGTTGGGCGCTTCAGAGCATCCAGCCCGCACAAATATGGCTCGCCGTCTTTCGGATATTCAGTTCCTAGGCACAGCGACATCACTTTGTTCGGCGCCATTTCGTAGAACTTTACAAAATCAAAACGCGGGATTCCGGTTTCGATATCATGTCCATCGGTGATGGCGTATCCGCTCGGAGCATAGTCATACATCTCCAGATCCCACGCTTGAGCGAGCATGTCTGAGTAAGCGTAACGGTGCCGGAAGCGCGGCTCACGCCACTGGATCACCGGCAACTTCGCCCCGACCTTATGGCGGATCAGGCGCAGCATCGCCGTTGAATCCTTGCCGCCGCTCCAAAGCACGACGGGGCTGGCGCTGGCGCCCAGCCAACGCTCAATCTTGCCACACGTCTCTGAAACTAATTTTGTCATTAGATGGCAATGCCCACAACGGCCAGACCGGCGGCGGCACCAACGCCACTGCCGATCATGCCCATGGTCGCCGAGTTGTTGGCCGCGCCGGCCTGCATGTTCGCCGCGCGCATGGACGCCCAGTTGTTCATTGCGGCATTGTTGCGGCTTTCTTGCGCGTTGAAGTTGAAGCTCGCCGCGTTGCCCGCCATTTGGTTGGCGCCAGCGAACGCGCTGCCGATCTGGTTCATCATCATGCCCTGCTGGTTCTGGGAGCTTTGCAGCCCAATGCCCAGCGCGCGGTTCTGCGGATCAACCGCCAGCAAGTTTCCGGCGCCGGCGTAGAGGTTGTCGGCCATCATGCCGCGACGACTCATGACATTGCCCATCATCATGTTGTTCGCCTGAGACGCAGCCGCCCGCCGCTCGGCTTCTCGCTGAGTAGCCATGGCGTCACGGTTGAGGATCTCGGCGGCGCTGCCACCCATCGACGTGCCCAAGCCTCTGGCCGCGGAAGCGGCGCGGGCGGACTGCTGTGCTGCGCGCTCCTGCTCCGGTGAGAGCGAGCGGCCAAGCGCCAAGTCGCGCTCGGTGTCGTCGTAGAGGCGTCGCTCGATGCTGGTCGGATCAGCGTCTTCGTCACGGCTGAAGGCCATGGCGCGGCGCACGGCGGACTGCGCGTCTTGCGTTTCTTGGTTGTTGAGCAGTCCACGGATGCGGTCCACCGTGCCGAAAGACAGGTTTTCCAGCGTCGGGTAATTGGCGATGAGCTGCCGGTATTCCTCTTGGATCTGCTTCACGGCGGCTTCGCTGCCGGCCTGCATGATTGCCTTAACGTCCAAGGGCGCAGGGTGTTCTACCTGCGGCTTCTTTTGTTTTTTGCCTCCTCCACCTCCCATAATTATAGCCTCACTTTCTTTGCTAGTTTCGCCCAGTCATGGGCCTTGATTTCAAATTGATTATGCCTGCACCACAGCGCCCACTGCTGCGGCCGTGACGCCACACGCATAAACTCCCGCACAGGGTTTGCGCACCCAGCAGAAGCAGCCAACTCCACGAACCAAGCATTGTGCTCGCGGTCATCGGTGAAGTCCTCCAGCTCCGCGTCCCAATATACCTGCCGCGCCAACAAGAAAACTTCCGGCGTTGAGTAGACCAAGCCGTGCGTGAGATGCCATCCGAGGGTTTCCTCGAAGGTCTCGTCCGTGACGTGGTCGTCGTGCCATGCTTTTGCGCGTTGCCATGGGGTCATCGGAAAATGGCGACGGACACCTCTTCATGGTCTCCGAAGGCGTTGCCAGTTGTCGTTCCTGTTAATATGCGAAACGTGGATGTGGTTTTTGTTGACGCTTCGGTCTTGAGGGCTTGTGACACTGATCCAGTCGGGCTTCTCCTACCGCCGATTGCATCAGCATAGTTAGCGTCTGGCATCGCCGCGGTGAAGTTGATGGTGTAGTCGCCAGTTCCGTTTTTAAGCACGCTGGAGACGTTTCCGCTGGCGCGGATTTTGACGTTAGCTCCGTTGGCGGACGCTCCGGTATCGCTTTCATTGCGCGTTCCATCAAAATTCACCCAAGCCCTGCACGCAAAGATCGGCGGCGAGTTGTCGGCGTTCAGCGCCTTTTTGATTTCACCTGCGTTAGCGGCGAGGGATAGCTTGTCGTTGGTCACGGCATCGTTGGCAATCTTCGCTGTCTCCACGGCATTGCTGGCGAGCTTGACGGCGGTTACGTTTGAATCCGCAATCTTTGCGGTAGTCACGTTGCCGTCTAAAATCTTCGCCGTGGTAATTTCGTCGTTCGCCACAACCACAGTCGGCGCCGCCGCCGAGTTGAGTTTCGCCGGCGTCACGGTCTCGCCGCTGGTCCATGTGTATCCTGCTGTTACGGTTGCCATAATTATTCTCCTTAGTTGTTAAGCTGCATTCCTTGTCTCAGTCGGCGGAAGACTGGGGCCGGCCGCCTCGACGCTCACGTTGCGGATCTCAGGCCGGTTGGCCGTGGTTTCAAATTGTAGCTCGCAGTAGTGCGCTTTGGCGCGGATCGGCTGCTTGAGCGTGTAGTCTTCGCTCAAGCCCGAGGTGTTCGTCTGGCCCGGCACTAAGACAATCTCGTTATCGGGGTTGATTGTGATGGCTTTGACCGTGACGCTGGCGGTATCCGGCAGCACCACGTCGGCGAGGCTGCGGACGAAGCGTTTGGTGCTCATGCTGCCGAGGCCGTAGCGGCGGGTGCGGATCTTGCCGGCAACGACACCGACTCCGCTGCCGCTCGGCTCGTCGTCCGTCCCATCGGCCTTCTCATCGAGCAGGTAGAGCTTGCCGGTGCGGCGGACGTTGAAGGTGCGGCGGACGTTCTGGTAGGTGCCCACCACCAGCGCATCCACTCCGATGCCGTATCGGTCGCGGCTTTCCCACTGGTCATTAAGGGCGCTCCAGATGACCACCAGATCATTGGTGTCGTCTGTCGCGTCCAAGGTGGGGACCGCGAGGATGTAGCGGTTGCTGTGCCAGATGCCAAAGGCCCGCTGGACCTTGCTCTGGTCGATCCGCTCAAAGAGGTCGGCCACCGGATCACTCAGCGGCTTGGTGTCGCCGCGCAGTTTGAGGTCGAGCTGGGTGTCGAGGCGGTAGACACCGGCGTCTGAAAGGAAGAAGACGTAGCGCCCCGCCGTGACAATACTGTTGCGCGCCGAGCATCCGATCTCATCGGTGACGAGTTCCAGCTTGGCCACCGCCGTATCAATGGCGAAGTCGCTGCCGTCTGTGCTCGGGAATTGCGCCAGCGTGGCCAGCCAGATGCTCTTGCGGGTGAAGACGAGCGCAGACCCTTCCACCCAAGGATGCACGGCAACGATATAATCTCCGCCACCGGCGCCGGTGCGGAAGGATTGCCAATACGGATCGTAGAGGTCCGCATCCAAGTAGTCCGACAGCGCCACTTGGTCGCGGCCATCCGGGATGATCAGGCGGTTCTGGATGTAGCTGGCCCATCCGACCGAGCGCATACGCTTGTAGGTCGGCCCTTCGGCGGGCACGCCGGCCGCAGCGCGGACGAAGCTGCCGGTGCCGGTCCAGTAAAGCGGCGGCTTCACGCGGCGGACACGAATGTCGGCCACGGCATGCGCCGCAGTGCCGGTCGGGACGGTGATCTCGAAAGAGTTAGTGTTGAGGTTGGTCCCGAGCACGCGGAACTCATGGCCGTCGAAGGCTGGTGTCGTGCTGCCCTCGACGCGCACCGTTGCGCCCTCGGGGTAGCCGTGGGCGTTCACGTTCACCGTGGCCGTTGTCCCGCTCACCGCGATGCCGGTGCTGTTGGTCAGCTTTTGGACATAGTTGCCGGTCAGCGCCGCCTCGCGGAGCACATAAAGCCGGTCGTAAGCCTGCACTACTGAGACCGTGTCGGTTGGGTCAATGGTCTCGTCCGGTGTGCTGGGATAGCCCACCGTGACCACCGTGTCGGTCGGCGAGGCGTTGCGCCACAGGTAGGCGTTGTCGGGTCCGGCCATGACGATGTATTCGTTGGCGTTCTCGTAGTTGCGGCTGGCAAAGACGCCCGCGGCAAAGATGCCGCCGCTGTAGGTCGTCTTGACCAGCGGTCCCTTGTTGGCGATCAGCGTGCCGGTGGCGTTGGCAGTCGGCGTGCCGGTCATGGTGTAGTCGAAGGTGCTGCCGCTGGCGTTGCTGATGACGAAGTCGCCGTTGTATTTGCTGGCGTCCACTCCGGTTGCCCCGCGGATGTTGACCGTAGGCGTGCCGGTGTAGCCATGCGCGGCGGCCGTGGTTACGGTCGCGGTGGCGCCGCTGAAGGTGATCGTGCTGATGGCCTTGTCCGCCGCCAAGTCGAAGGACAGCGTCATCGGCTCGTCCGCCGTTGAGATGGCATCGGCCAGCCGCTTGGCGCCCTTGCGGGTCGTCGCCACTCCACGGTCTAGCCGCATGTTCACGCTGTCCTGCAACATGCCGGCGGGCAGCGTCACGGGATTCAAGCGGCTGGCGAAGCCGATGAAGCCGGCGTCGCCGTCGCGTAGGACTGGACTTTCGAGGGGCATTACTTGCTGGTTAGGACGTAGCTAAGGGTTTTCGCGTTGTTGCGCTTCATCTCCGACTCAACGAGCGTGATAAAGGCCGGCCATTGGGCGGGCGGCAGGACAGAACATCCTTCGCTGCCTGGCCCTCTGGTGGCGGGGCCGCCTCGATGCACGTTGATGCCAAACCAGCCGGTCTCTTCCTTGTCGTCGCGGACAACGGTGACCGGAGCTGCCTGGACCAGAGCGCGGTAAGGGTTCCCGCGCCGAATGCCATGAAGTCCGAGTTTGTATTTCCAGACTCCTGGCTTGAGGGCGGCATATGGCTTGTTGAGTTTGGGGTTCTTTCCGTAGCGGTCGGGATCGACCGAGGCATTGAAGGTGGCATGCACATCGCCGCCGCTGCTGATGAGGATGAGGGCATCGTCGTAGATGCCGCGCGAGTTGCCGGGCTTCTTGTCGAGCTTGCTGTAGTAGCCACGCACACCGACCAGCACGACAGGATCGCTGACCTTGTGCTGCCGCAGCAGCTCCGAGGTCGCTTCCTTCTTTTGCTTGGGGCGTGCGGCAGGGATCACTTGCTTGGGTTATCAACGATGCTAATTCCGGCTGGCCAATTCAGCGGCAGCAGCCTCCACGGTCACGGGGCCGACGTAGCCGTCCAACTTGAGGTGCTGGCCACGGCCGTGCGTGTTGAGCAGGGCTTGGATTTGCGTGCCGTAATCTTTGATGACGTTGGCTGGCAGCTTTGTGACGATCACGTCAAGGATGCCCCAGATGATGCCGGCGAGAATGGCTTCGTTGAGGCCGAGGGCGCGAAGGTCGAGGCCGCTCTTGGTGGCCAGATAGGTGAGGGCGGCAGCGGCGGCGGCGGTAACAGCCTTTTGCAGCAGCGGGCCGCCACGCGAAAGCAGCAGGCGGACGAGTTGTTTCTCAATAAAGGTTTTCATTCCGGTTTTCTCCACTCCTTGTAGCTGTTGATCAGGTTCCCCACGTTCGGGACGTAGGTGATCATAATTTTGACGCTGCCCCAGTCGCCCGGCTCCGCGCTGGCCGTCTTGACCGGCGGCAGCGGAAGGCTCACGCAGCCACCAAGGATGAGTGCGATGGCCAAGCCGAAGGCGAACTGGGGGCGGCACCGCATTAGAGTCGGGCGTTGTTGTCCTTGGCCTGCACTAAGCCCCAGCCCGCGAGGATGCTGGTGATGATGAGCGCCAGATCAGGGATCTGCTCGGTTTGCAGGTATTCCTTCCCGCCGGTCGCAATAGCGATGAGCATGGTGAGGATGCCGATGGTCGTAGTTTTCCAGTTGCGCATGGTTATTTCTCTTTCTGTTTTCTGCGGAGGTCGTGAAGGACCGAAATTAAGGTGACCACACCGACCGCCAGGCCGACACATAGGCCGGCGACTCGGAGGTAGACTTCAAGCTGCGAGACCAGCGAGACGGCGGCGCTGCCGATACTGGCGAACGTGCCCAGGGCACCGCGCTCGACCGTGCTCATTTGGCTATGCAGCAGGCTCATGGCTACTTCCGGTAGGCGATGACGGTCCCGCTGTGCAGCTTGATCGCGCTGAAGAAGCCGTCGATTGTCGTGCCGGCCTTGATCGTGTGCGCGGAGGCTGACGAGGCATTGGCGGCTCCAGTCAGATTGCCGGTAAGCACCTCAAATTTGGCGTCAGTCATCACGTCGATGCTGACGAAGTCAGCGTTGACTTGTGTAGTATCGGCGATGCTGACGGCGCCGGACGTGCGGTTCGT